CTATTTCAAATACAGGAACTTTAACACTACCTACATCAACAGATACTTTAGTAGGAAGAGCAACAACTGATACCCTAACAAACAAGACTTTAACAAGTCCTGTAATTTCATCAATTTCAAATACAGGTACTTTAACATTACCTACATCTACTGATACTTTAGTGGGTAGGGCAACAACAGACACTTTAACAAACAAGACTATTGACGCAGACAATAACACAATAACAAATATTGGAGATAGTGAGTTATCAAGTGGTATTAGTGCCACTAAAATTGGTAATGGTGATGTTGATAATACAGAATTGAGTTATTTAAATGGTGTTACAAGCGCCATTCAGACACAAATAGACACAAAAGCCTCTACGGCCTTTGCTATTGCTCAAGCCGTTGCTTTAGGATAACACACTATTTTTATTATAAATAGTAGTAAACACTTATAGGGATTAATAATGGCAACGCCAGCTACAAGAGAACAATTAAAACAATACGCTTTGCGAACATTGGGAAAGCCCGTTATTGAAATTAACGTGGATGATGACCAATTAGAAGATAGAATAGATGAAGCGTTACAGTATTTTGCTCAGTATCACTATGATGCAATTCGTAGAACATATTTAAAATATCAATATACTCAAGCAGATAAAGATAGAATATTATCAACTGCTTCAGAAACGGCCACTAAAAATTCTGTTTCTACAAGTTGGACGGAAGACAAAAACTATCTGATTGTTCCTGAATCAGTTATTTCAGTAATCAATATATTCCCATTTTCAGATAAAGGTAATCTAAATTTATTTGACGTAAGATACCAATTAAGATTAAATGACCTTTACGATTTTTCTTCAACATCTATAATTAACTATGATGTTGTATTAAGACATTTAGATTTTTTAGACCACGTGCTAGTTGGTGAAAAACCATTAAGATTTAATCAACACGACAATAGATTATATATTGATATGGATTGGTCAAATGATTTACAAGTTGGTGAATATCTTGTAATTGAAGCATATCGTAAATTAGACCCTACAGTTTATACAGATGTTTATAATGACATCTATCTAAAAAGATATGTAACTGCTTTATTTAAAAAACAATGGGGAGCAAATCTTAGCAAATTTAATGGTGTAACTATGATTGGTGGTGTTTCTTTAAATGGTCAACAAATATTTTCAGAAGCATTACAAGAAATTGAAAAACTAGAACAAGAAATTAGAAGTTCATATGAATTAAATCCAGCTATGATGATAGGATAATGCTATGGCTGTTAACCACTATTTTCAACAAGGTAAAGGCATAGGCAGTACCGAAGAACAAAGACTTTACGAAGATTTAATTATTGAAGGCTTAAAAATTTATGGGCAAGATATTTACTATCTGCCTCGTTCACTTGTCAACCAAGACATCATTTTAGGCGAAGATACTTTATCCAGATTTAGAACAGCACACGTAGTTGAAATGTATATGGAAACTACTGAAGGCTTTGCTGGTGAACAAGAAATCATCAATAAGTTTGGTTTAGAAATTAGAGAAGATACAACCTTTATGGTTGCTAAACGAAGATTTGACGAGGCTGTTGATAGTAAAATAGCTTTAATTAAAGAAGGTCGACCAAACGAGGGTGATATACTTTATATGCCTTTGATGAATAGTTTTTTTGAAATACAATTTGTTGAAGATCAGGAGCCATTCTTTCAATTAGGAAATTTACCTGTTTACAAATTAAAATGTACTCGTTGGGAATATAGTTCAGAAAGATTAGATACAGGTGTTGCAGATATTGATAGTGCTGAAGATCAATATACTTTAGATCAACTTCAACATCAAGTATCTTTAGAAAACGAAGTAGGCTCAATTGTATTAGAAAATGATAGTGTTACTGGTGATGTAAATTATATGTTATTAGAAACTTATGCTATACAAACACAATCGCCGTATGCTGATAATTTAGATTTAGATACTGAGGCAGGTTTTGATACGGCCTCTACTGCTGATGATATATTAGACTTTACGGAACGTAACCCTTTTGGAGATGTGGATTTTTAAATGTTTGGATATTTTTATAACGAATCAATGAGAAGAATGACCATCGCTTTTGGTCAACTTTTTAATAATATACAAATTAAAAGAAAAGACTCTAGTGATACCGTAATACAATCTATTAGAGTGCCTTTATCTTATGCTCCAAAAGAAAAGTTTTTAGTAAGATTAGATCAACAACCCTCTTTAGATGAAAGAGA